AGTAACCGTCGGAACCGTAGGAGTAGGAAGACTCATACTTTACCTCCTCTGCGCTAACCGTGCAATCATCCCCGAGGGAATAAAAGCCTAAAACGAATAACACCAAAAATACCACCAGTTTCTTCATCGTACTTAGGGGGCATGCTGGTGCCTTTGTGGATTGCAATAAGCGGTTGATTGTAAATACCTTCATCTACATTACTTACCGCGTCATGCAAATCAAAATAGAGACCCATTGCTTCATTCCGGTTTGGAACCTCCCCAGATTGGCCGGGTGCCTGGTAAATATGGACGTCAACACTTTGTTCAAGAACGTCAATATTACCATAAATGGGGTTAGCAGGCCTTTCGCCCAACTCCCTAACGTAAACATAAGGGCTTCCGTTAGCCAAGTCAATTTGGCTTTTTGTAAGCGGGTTATTGGACCAAACGACCGGATTCCCACCTACATTTAAACCTGCAATATAATCATACAATGTTGCCATTTTTAACGACTCCCTAATTCTGAAACAAATTCTGAAGTCATTGAAGAAATAACCTCCTGAGAATCTTTCCCTTCAAAGGTCATATACAGAGGGCCATAGTCGGCAGGTGAAACCATCATGTCACCCGAAAGGGTCATGCGTCCAAACTCCAAATACATAAATTTCTTCATATTGCCATCAAAAAAACCAATGTTTAGAGAAAGGTCATTTTCCACAACAACATCCAAATCCTCCCTCAACTCCCCAGTTTGCATTTGTGGGTACTCAAGAGCCTCCGCGTTGCTTGACCTCGCAAACATTTCGTCAGGGTATTTTTCAGTCCAATCATTACCCGTAGTACTGTGCCTACCAAGGGAAGAGTAAAGGTGGGAATAGGGAATGTACAGGGCTGAAATCAGAGCATCAGAAATTCTGTCTACCTCCGAGGGGAACCAATTCACATTTTCCTCAAACTTAATCATTACCAGATTCCCCCAGGTAAAGTTGCCAATGAACATCCGCACCGCCAACATTTGCCGGGGCGCGATTTTGTGTGAGGTAGGCACCTACAGTGCCAAGAACGCCATCAACATCAACAACCGCCATCCCTTCATCGGGCATCGCCTCATACGGCAAAAAGCATTCAATAGCAGTTGGTTGCTCTGCCGTCCCTCCCCGTTCGTCAGCAAAGCCCTTAAGGGCCTCTGAACGAACATACTGAATAGACCCCATACCCTCCCATTGGACAGTCTCCTGCGTCGTATGGGTTGGTGTACCATCAACCAAACCCATAACCCTCTCCTTCAATACCAGTCTTACCCTATTCCGATAAAGAAGTTTTTGATTATGGATTAGGTTGTTTCTGAGAAGATTAGGGAACATTCAACCACCTCACGTTGAGGGCCGGGCGTGCGAGCGAAGAGCCTTCTCATAAACTTCCAAGTTCTTCTCCAAAGTCTCCCTTTGCAGTTTAACCGTCATATCACCAAGTTTTGTATCGTAAACCCCACTAGCAAGAAGATTGTTAAGAACCAACCCAGACATTGCCTTTGCGTATTCCTTTACCTGAGTAGGCAACGGGTACTCACCAGAATCATCCGTCCAACCCGCAGAATACGAAACGACAGCCTTCTTGAACCTCTCAAAACCACGCGCGCGATCAAAATCACGGAGGAACGGTTCATCCCACCGCAAAGACCAACCACTCGGGCCAATCACAACATCCTCAAGTTTATCGTCACCATCATACTCAAAACTCGTGACTTCACGAATCGGGCCATGACTCAAAACCATTTGTTGAGAACGATAGTAAAACGTTCGTTCCTCATCAACATACGAATTCAGTTCCAGTGTCTCAAGCCCTAACTTCGCAGCAATAAGGGACTCCGCCTGGTCCACAGCCTCCTGCAAACCAGGCGTTGAGTCATCAATACCCAAAAAAGTAGCGACCTCACTCGTCGTCAACAGGGACATCAGGAAGTTCCTCCGGCATTACGCCAAGTTTCTCCGCAGCCGCACGGCGACCCAAAGCCTTCTCCCCATCACTAAAAAAGTACCAGTTGCCAGAACGGCTCACAACCTCAAGGTCGGAAGCCTCTTCAACCACAGGTTCTTCCTCGGGGACCTCAACATCATCATAAACACGGGTGCCGTACATTTCAGGGTCAACCTTCGTTTTTACGAACTCCGCAACACCAGCACGAACCTTCTCAAGAGCAACGCGCTCACTCTCATCGTACTCCTCGTTGCGCTTCACGACACTCCCCCTGAACGTGTGGGGACGAACAACACGAATCCTAGGCATGAAAAACCTCCAAACAAAAGAATGATACCACAACGCCAAAAAAAGGGGGAGCCGAAGCTCCCCCAAACGGTTAGCGCGAAGTGAAAGAGAAGTTATCAGCCGCCGTAGGCCGTAACTTCAACGAAAGCGTTCGGGCGGAGAATGGACTGAGCGATACGCTCCTCAGCCAGAAGCGCCCACAGGTTCTTCGTGAAGAAGTCAGCGTGGCTATCCGTAATACGGATGTTCGCATTCTGGCGGTCGTGAACAGCGGAACCGCGGCGGAAGTCACCAACAAGAACGGTGCCCTGGTTAATGGCGTTCGTCGGAACGACCGGCATACCCCAAAGTTGCGAACCGTTGCTCGTAGTAACGTCAACCCAAATGTAGTGCTCATCACTACCCTTGGTCAACTCAATCGTTTCCCAATCCTGGTGGTTCATCACGATACCAGTCGGGCGGTACTCATCCACGTACGCCTTCGTGGCAGCCTTACGAATCGCATCAATCAGCGTTTCGGAGCTACCCTGGCTGTACGACTGAATCGAGGAATCCGTAAGGATACCGTTCAAGTCGTTGCCCGTGCCCGAACCATACAGAAGCTGCTGGTCTTCCTTCAGGCGGAGGCCGTACAGGAGGCGCTGCTCAATGTAGCCACGAAGCTGAGCCTCATCATCAACAATCTGACGAGTAACCGGAATGTAGTGAGCAATCGTACGAACCGGAGTCGTCACGACCTCAAAACTCAGGGCCGACTCAGGCTTACCTTCGCTGTCGGTCGCCGCAAACTCAGGAACGGTATCCGCGTTCGTGGTGTAGCTCGCTTCACGCACAAACTCAACCGAACCAGTGCTAACACCAAACGTCGGAAGCAGTTCACGAATGAACGTCATGCGCTCCGGGTCACGAACGTACTCAGCGAAGCGGTCAACCTCAAACAGGTACGCAGGCGTGTCACCCAGGCTAGCACCCGTCAAGGTGTCCTTACGACGCGGAGCACCAAGACTGCCACCAACCTCAAACGAACGGCTCTGCTTATGGAAACCATCTTCCTTGTACGCCTGGTAGGCATCCGAATCAACAAAAGCCTGACCGAGGGTCTGGCGCTCACCAGGGGTCAGCGTCTTCACCGACTCCATCTTCGCCATGACTTCACGAACATCGTCCGCAACCTCGTCGACCTTGCCCTTCATCTCAGCGTGCGCCTCAGCGTACTCTTCACTGAGTTGCTTAATCTGAGCGGCGTTTTCCTCGGTTGCCTGGCCATACTGCTTAATCTGCTCGTCACGCTCGTGAACGGCACCCATCAACTTTTCCTGGATACCCTCAAGAGCGGACTTAACTTCAGTCACGTTCTCCATGATTTATCCTTTCAGTTCGCCACCAAGAGACTTGATGGCACTAAGAACTTCGTACTCTTCTTGCCAGCCTTTAAGAACGTCCAGAACGTCACTAGGAGTGGCCGAAGCCGAGTCACTAGCAACCTGGTGAGTGCCCTCATCAGGCGAGTCACCATTCTGCACAGAAGATTCTACAACATTACTTTCATCAACCATTTCCGACTTCTCGGCCTCCAACACGCTACGCCAATACTTCACCAAGAAATCCATGGCTTCAGGAATATCATCAGACTCAAAACGACCATCCCGCAAAGCCTTCTCAAAACGCTTCATGCTGGAAACCAAATTATTCACAGCCAAACCACCCTTAAGGCCCTCAACACGAGCCTCAGGATTACTAGCGAGACTCACGAAACTATACTCAACCAACTTCACTTCCTTGAGCATGTTCGCCTTCATCTCGCTATCGTACTCCTCACGAACAGGAATAAAACCAATCGACATCTCATCAATCACACCATCCTCGATAAGAGTCAAAAGGTCACGCCCCATGCTCGTGTCACTCACCTTCGTTTCCGTGTACAAACCCTTCTCATCCTCATACATTTTCGTGGGTTTTCCCACAATTTGCATAGGGTCATGATGCATCAACGTCTTGACGCGAGCGGCATTATGATCCACAGTGCGCTTAAAAGCACCACGCTCAACAATATCGCCATGAGAATCAATATTCCCGAAACGACTTGCGTAACCAACGACAGTGGACTTCTTTTTGTCCATGTCCTCAATGCCGTAACCCGCATTCTTCAACTTAAACATTATTTCCTCCTGGGGCCAAACCAGAGCGTCATTTCAGGAATTTGCTCGTAATCCTCATCAATATCAATGAATTCCTTGCTCGTGAAGTACACCCAAAACCAATCTTCACTAAGGTTCCCCTTCATGCCCGCAACCTCAACATCCTTAGGAAGTTCACTTTCGGACAACTCAATTTCATCCCGAAAGATTTTCGACATGAAATTATTGGAAACCTTACACTTAACGACTTTCATGATACACTACACCCACTTTCTACGCCTCCGTAACATCAGGACCGACGAAAAGATAGTTTTCAGCAAGTTCAAGCCAAGACTCAAAAAACCTTGGGTTTTGCTTATGCAACTCAAACATCATCAAAACAACATCCGCTTGGATGCCACGCCCCTCTTCATCAACAATGTAAAGACCGCCATCATCATTCTCAACAACTTCAAACATCCCCAACCTCCAAATTCGACTTCAAATCAAAAGAAAGGCTATAAACATCACTGCGGCTTCCCCTCCTGGAAGTGCGGTTTTGAAGATGCTGCACAGGATGAGGAACATAACAATACACAGGAATCCCAGAATCAAACCGCCACTTATTCAAAACCATATCAAAAGCCATACTTTTACGAGCGCGAATCGTTTTTGAATAACTCACATCATTCGACATGAACGCCAACAAAAACCTCGCATGCCCCTTAGGAATATACACAGCCTGAGACCCAAACATTTGCGCATCCTCATCCATCAATTTAGGCCCCTCAGGAATCACCAAATCAGAAATATCCCCCTTACGAGAACCACTCTTCGTAGAGTAATTAATCAAAGCACGACGCCAATCCGACCCAGGATAATGATCAATCCTGGGTCCCTTGTCATGCATATACAAATACATCAGTTCCTTCAAATCATCAGCAGCAGACAACGCCCGCTCAAAACGATCGCGCTTAATGATGATGTCATCCTCAACAAACAAAAACCCATGCCCCGAAACATTCTCAACAGCCCACTCAACAGCCCTCTTCGAGTTCCTGAAGTTCCCAGGGGGGCCAACCTCCCAATCAGGCGGCTGGAAAAAGATTTTCGTAGTTACCCCACCCGCAAGAAGCCTTTCCGCCGTCTCGTAGGCAGTGTCCTGTCTGGACTCCATACTAATCATGACCGCTTGCATCAAGCACCTCCAAATCCGAACGCAACCCAAAAGAAATACTGTATGCGTGCCGCGCTCGTGGTGACCTACCAACCCTAGACTCCAAATGCTGAACCGGGTGAGGCATATACACAAGCCCAGGAACACCAAAAGACTTCCTAAAACGATTCAACAAAACATCAAAGGAAACTGACTTTCTCGGCGGGAACTTAGGCTCAAAACTCAAGTTGTTAAAAGAAAAATCAATAACTTGTTTCACCCTATCCTCAGGGATGAACACGGATTGGGAGCCAAACAAACTTTCACCCCCAACATCCCAAACATATTCAGGGACAACCGTTCTGTTGAAATCCAAAAACACCGACTTGTTTTTCTTACCCTCCCCAAGCATCACTTTCGCTTTTTTGGAGAACTCCTTTTCAGGATACCTACCCACCATCTCAAGCGTGTCATGAACATAGAAATACGTGATTTCTTTTGCCGCTTGCAAAGCCCTCTGCAACCTCTCCGGCTTGACGGAAACGTCATCCTCAACAAACAAAACATCCCCTGAGGACTCCATCAAAGCACGAATGGCGTTCCGCTGGTTGCTTTCCGGCCCCACAGGCCAAGAGGGAGGCTGGGTGAAAACTTTCGTTTCCACTCCAGCCTCCAACAACCTACGAACACTAGCGTCAGCAATTCCCTCACGCTCAGGGAGCGTAATCATGATTGCGTTCACGCCTGCTTGTCCTCCTCAAACGCAATGTAATCGACAAGAGAAGAAGCATCCAAATCCAAAGCAAGGTACCTATCTGCCCGAGCTTGCGCCGCAGCAAAATCAGGTTCCACTCCACGAGAGTCACAAATCCGTTCATGAATATTCACAATCGCTTTCCTGAACAAATCCTCATTCCCCAAAGACTTAACAGCAACGCGAGACATGCGCATCACAACATCCTCATCATTGCCTTCCGGTTCAGGCTCAACAACAGGCTCAGAATCACTAATATCAAGATTGAACTCAAGCAACTCATTCACGTTACGCAAACTAAAGCCAGCATCACGCAACGTTTTCGCAATATCAGCCTTCTCCTGCATGTTGCTCTGCAAAGCCTCAACATTACTGAGGTCATACATGAACCGCAAGGCAGGCGTCCGCGTCCGACGACCATCCCCGTAATAAGGAAGAAGAATCTGGCGAGTCAAATCCTGACGAAGTTCCTCAAGGAAATTCGTGATGGTGTCCTGCCAAAAGTCTTTCTTCAAAGTATCAAGATTGTTGTACGTGCTGTTATCCGCATCACCAATCAATGGAGCGGGAACACCAAGCGCAGCAGAAATAACTTCACGATTAAATTTACGAGTGTTGATGTAATCCATCTCAACAGCCGTGTAAGAAAGCGGACGAACATCCGCATCGCCACCCAAAACCCAAGGACGACGAGCATTATCAGGACCAGCAATACGGTCCTCAATCATCATGCGAGCAAACTCGTAATCTTCTTCCGTCACGACATTCCGCATGATGAACGCCACGTCACTAGAACCACGATTCGCAAGACTAATCATGTTCCAGCGGCGCGCCTCAAGGTCCGTCTGAATCTCACCAGAAATCGCGTGAAGTGGACTGAGGCCCTTATAGGGGTCGCTAGGGTCCGCGTGCTTTGTCCAGAACACCTCACCAGGAGAAAGAACTTGCGTCAACTCCTTAATTCGGTACTCAAACTCCTGAACGAAATTCTGTTCGCTAGGCACAACCCGAACCCACTGCGGGAACAACGGCTGAAGAAAAACCGGGTCGTTATTCACTTTCACGATTTGCATGAACGCAGACCCAGCAAGTTCCTTATGGTAAACAAGCAACTTTTTCAGTTCATAACCACTCATGAAGGGGTTCGCACCCTCAATCAAATGCTCAGCAGGGTGATTCACGATGCGATTCCAACGACCATCACGAAACTCCTCCACGTAAAACGGGACTTTCGCAACAGCATCCGCTTTCTTTTTTAGTGCCGAATAAAGAAATGGGTTTCTCTTGATGTCTTGCTCAACAGCAACCGCCAAATTGTACGGCTGAAGAATTGGCAACCCATCACGGTACGACTCAATCAAGCCAACCTGGTTACCAACCTTCTTCGTGTTTAAGTCCAAGCCACCAATTCCGCCCAGCGTTGCTTTTTGAAGAAAATTCATCCATACCCCCTTCAGGGCCAAAGCAAAAATCAAACTGAATCATAACACAAAACACTAAAAGATAAAGAAACCCTTTTTCTCACGCTGAACAATCAAATGATGCGCACCCCAAACATACGCATCCAAACGGTCAGGAGAACTAGAGTACCCAGGCTGAAACGTAACCAACTGTTCCTCCAACTTCGGGAAATCACCAACATGATGAATCCTACCCTGCTCCTCCAACGCCCCCACAGGCTCAGCGCGAGAATACTTCCCCTTCGAAGCACGAACCTTCTTGTACTTCACGCGACCCACATCCAAATCCTTCTCAGCCGTACGAATCGTGTTCTCCACAAGGTCACCACCCTGGTTCACCTCAGCCACAATCGCATCCGCCTCGTACTTCATGTACAACCGCAAAACACGCTCAGCCCAATCATTCGGAGAATAAATACCACTCGCATCCTCCAAAACAAACGCATGAGAATCCCTATCCACCGCCATCACAATGATGCCCGTCTCATCGCTCGACTTATCACTCGACATGGACGGGTCAACCGAAATCACAATCTCACTCAAAACAGACTTAAAATCCTGCTTCCTATCAGCACCCTGAGGATCACGAAACTTGAACTTCACTTCAGAACCAGGAGTAAAAGTCCCCTTCTCCACATCAACGCGATTGTGGTCAATGTTCACCTGAGCAAACAAAGCATTGGGATTATCATCCAAAATCTCAGCGTAAAGTTCCTGCCGCCCCAACCGAGTGCCCTCATACTTCTTCATGAGGGACTGCAAAAACTGCGGAGCCAAATTATCGCGGTTATCCATAGTGGAACCGCGAGTCACAACCACGTCAGCAACCATGTCATCCGTCATTTCCTCAACAGGAACAGCGTTCGCAACAAGTTCTTTCAAAATCGGTAATGGCCTAGGCGTCGTCGTGATGATGTGCTTCGGTTGCTTCCCAAGCCGCAAACCAAACATCGCCATGTCCCAAGTCTCCTGAAGGTAACGCCAAGACGCAAGCTCATCCGACCAAAGCAAATCATTCTGCGGACCACGAAGTCGTTCCGGCTCCTCCGCAGAATAACTAGATCCCTTCGCACCATTCGCCCAAACCAACCTACGCTTCGTAGGAAAGTACTCAAGGCCCTCCGACTGTGGAGTGACCTCCAACAAACTTGAGCCTCCCTTCCCATCAATCATCGTGTCCCTAGCGTCAGCAGCCGTAGGCCCAATCAGGCCAATGGAGCGATAACCCTCCTTCTGCACGTAATGACGAACCGTTTCCGCGCCGACGCGCGTCTTCCCGTAACCGCGGCCCGCGAGAATAATCCACGTCGTCCAAGTCCCCGGAGGGATTTTTTGAGAATCCCTAGCGTGCAACTCCCACTCGTACTTCAAGTGGTCCGCCCACTCCAAAATTGATGCTTTATCTCTTTCATCCAAAGCATCCAACGTTTCCGGGTCGCTAAGCAAACCCATGATTTTTCTGTACTTTTGAGTCAACTCATCCATAAGTGCATTCTAACAAAAAACTCAAATGGCCCTAGGAGGCCCGAGAAGGGGTCTAGAATCCATTTGAATTCTCCCTCTGGAGGTATACCCCAGTCAAGAAATTCAAAGCCCTTAAAACGGCTCTCAGAGCCTCAGAGCAAAAATGGGGGGTCGCGCACTAGTAACTCTCTCTTAAGACTAACTACTATAGGCTCAGCGAGGTAGGGTTACTGTAGGGTATACACGTCCACTCAGCCTGACACAATACCGGTGGTTAACTCCCCCTACGCACCTGCTACTAATAACTCGTCCTAAACACTCCCTGTAGGTGGTTTTGTTTAGGACTGTGGTTGTTGGCCCCCTTCAGTCCTAGTGTTTGTAGGCTCAGTGATTCACTGTGGTTATAGGTAGTCACTCTTAATCACTGTAATAAGTATAACTATAGTAACAGTAACGCGCGCGCGTATAACATACTCCAAAATTCAATGACGGACCCCCTCAACTCTTCACAAAAACAAATTATTCATAACTCTAAACTAAAACAAGTTATCCACAAGTTATCCACAACTTATCCACAGGGTATACAACCACAATACGAACTTATCCACAAGATATCCACAACCAAGTACGTCACAAACACCCCCAAACAACAACACAAACGACACTCAAAACGACGAAACGCAACAAACTACGTCCCACACGATTTTTTTCGCGTGGATTAGGGGGGGGTTGCAGGGACACCCCCCCCACCCCCCTCTGCGTCAATAACGTTACGTAACTTTGACTGTCATGGTTGTAACGTAACTGTTACGCGTCACGAACGTTACGTAACGTTACGGCGTCGTTGTTGTAACGTAACTGTAACGCGTAACGGTTGTAACGTAACGTCGTCCCAGGCGTAACGTTACGGCACCCCACGCGTAACGTAACGGCGTCCCGCGCGTAACGTAACGTCGACGCTACCGGCGGACCGTCGAGCCGCTCGAGCGGCCCCAGGCCGTCGAGGCCCCACGGGCGCGGCATCGAGGTGGGCCGGCGCGTGGCCCGAAAAAAAAGAGAGCGAGAGCCGGTAGGGGGCTCTCTCCGCGGCCTTTTCCGTCTCTCTCCGCGGCTCTCCGCGGCCCCCTCGAGCTCTCTTCGATCTTGCCTTGATTCCACCTGGGGGTCTTCTCGAGGCCGCTCGAGTGGGGCTCGAGCGGATCTAGGGGCCGTTCGATGGGGCTCGAGGCGGCCCATCGATCGAGCCGGCCGGCGGCTCGAGGCCGCTCGAGTGGGGC